ACTTACTAATATGACTACATCAAAATCAATATGCGAGATACGTTTACACAATGCTATGATACGTAACAACTTAACACTAGAAGAGTGCATAAATGCCATAGATACATATGCAGAAGATAAAAAGTTTCACGAGCATCTTGACAGTCTATACAATGTCGAACAAGATACATGGGATGATTGGCACGATGGAGATATAAAGTAGGAGACAATATGATACTGACCCTTGACGTAGAAAACACAGTAACTAAACGCAACGGCAAGATGCACCTTGACCCGTTTGAACCAGACAACACACTTGTAATGGTGGGTATGCTAGATGATCACATGAATGAAACGATTGTAACGTTTGATCACGCAGAGCAACAACCCACCACAGATGGGCGGCGTATTGTTCAGGATGCACTGGACACTACCCGCCTGTTGGTTGCACATAATGCCCCTCACGATCTTGTATGGTTGTGGGAGTCAGGCTTTACTTATGACGGTGACATCTTTGATACCATGCTAGGCGAGTACGTACTGCAGCGTGGACAGAAGGAAGCACTGTCACTTGAGGCATGTGCAGAACGCTATGAGCTTGACACTAAGAAGCAAGACACACTCAAAGAGTACTTCAAGCAAGGATTGTCTACTCGTGACATACCACACTCAGAGTTGTCTGAGTATCTGTCACATGACTTACATGCTACGCAGCAATTGTTCAACCGTTTGCAGACGAAGTACGAGGAGTGCAGTTCACTGGAACCAACGATCACTCTGACTAACCAGCTTGCAATACATCTTGCACGTATCTATCAGCGTGGCTTTCAGGTAGACATGGATGCACTGATGAAAGTGCGTGATGAGTTTGAGCAAGAACGTAACGTCCTTTCAATTGCACTAGAGGAACAGGTTGCAGATCTTATGGGTGACAGACCCATCAATCTCAACAGCCCAGAGCAGAAGTCNNGGACTAAAGTTCTCACCACCTACAGCCAAGTGGGTAAGCTCCAATGGCTTTGGTACAGACAAAGGTAACTTGCTATACCTTGAGGGCATTGCACGTTCCAAAGGTATGAAAGAGGCAGAGCTATTCTTACAGAACCTACGTAGATTGTCTGCAGTAGAAACATATCTCAGTAGTTTTGTAGAGGGCATAGCAACGCACGTAAAGAATGACGGTAGGTTGCATGTACGCTTACTGCAACACCGCACTGGTACAGGCCGTTTATCAGGTGCAGACCCTAACATGCAGAACATGCCACGTGGTGGTACGTTCCCTGTTAAGCGTGTGTTCACATCACGTTGGGAAGGTGGTCAGATTATGGAAGCTGACATGGCACAGTTAGAGTTCAGGGTTGCTGCATTTCTTGCGCAAGATGCTACCGCCATTGAGGAAGTGTCTACTGGTTTTGACGTACATGCTTACACTGCTAAGGTCATCAGTGATGCAGGTCAGCCTATGTCACGGCAAGAAGCTAAGGCACATACATTTGCACCTTTGTACGGTGCCAGTGGTTTTGGTAGGTCACAAGCAGAAGCGACATACTACCAACAGTTTACGACAAAGTATTCTGGTATTGCCAAGTGGCATGAGGCACTAGCCAAAGAAGCATTGAACACAGGCAAGATCACTACGCCATCTGGACGTGAGTTTGCTTTCCCTGACGTTGTACGTAGACGCTTTGGGGGTGTGACATTTTTCACACAGATAAAAAATTATCCAGTGCAATCGTTTGCAACCGCTGACATTGTACCCATATCTTTGATATACATAGATAGGTTACTAACAGCAAACAGGCTACACAGTTGTGTAGTAAACAGTGTACATGACTCAGTTGTGATTGATGTGCACCCAGATGAGAAGGACAAAGTACTAAAGGTTATTAGCACAGCTAATGACAAACTAATCGCAATCGTCAACCGCAAGTGGGGCATAGATTTCAATGTACCTCTATTATTAGAGGCAAAGATTGGTCCGAATTGGCTTGACGTAAAAGATGTAATATGATATAACCACCATTCGTCTAAAAGAAAAGGAGACTTAATATGAATCAAGTATCAACAATCGACACAAACAATTTCTCAGCAATGGCCCAAGCAATGGGCATGAACGCAGATGCACCAAAGCAATCTGCTAAAGCAAGTACACTTGCACGTTTACGTATTCATCACTCACCCATCATGGGTCAGCAAGAGATCAAGGGTAAGATGAAGAACGTAGAGGTTGTAAGTGGTGGCACCTACAAGCTAGAGATCCCTGATGGGCCTACATACTACGCTGAGAGTGTATCTATTCGTCCTTACCTACAACGCTTCATGCATAAGAAGTTTGTCATGGGTAATGACTCAAGACCAAACCGTTATGTCAAAACTGTTATGGCTAATGACCTTAACGTTGACATGAAAGACAACGATGGTGGCTTCAATTGTGGTAAACCTGCTGGTTTTATTCAAGATTGGGCTGCACTACCAGACAACATGAAAGACTTGATTAGATCAATCAAGCGTGTTCGTGCATTGTTTGGTGTCGTTGAGATGGTCAATCCTACAGATGATCAAGGTAACTCTGTTGACGTAGAGTCTACCCCATTCATCTGGGAGATTGACAACCGTGACGCATTTAAGACAGTCGGTAAAGTATTTGCTGATCTGACAAAGATGCGCCGCTTGCCACCACAGCACTATGTGTCAATGACCACAACAGAAGTACCGTTACCCAATGGTAGCAGCTTCTATGTGCCTAACACTTCACTGGACTTGAACAATACGTTGGACATGGACAATGAAGCACAGGAGAACTTTGCTAGTTTCATGGCATGGATTGAGAATTACAATACGTATATCCTCAACTCATGGGATGAGAACATGCATAAGAATGAAGAGGTTGACACAGACACTGTGGAAGAGTTCGTAGACATTGACGCAGAGGATTTTGTCTAATGAACCATCCTGCTGAACTGGCGATCAATCAGTATCTTGAAGATGCTACATCTGGTAAATCAACAATGTCGGAAGAAACAATCAAACAGATTGGTGCAGATGTAATGGATGCTGTGAGACGCCAGTTTGGTGGGGGCAATAAGCGTGACAAGTTTCGGTTGCGTATGTCCAATGTGGGCAGACCGACTTGTCAGCTTTGGTTTGAGAAGAATAAACCAGAGAGAGCATTGCCTAAACCAACAACATTCGTAATGAACATGCTGATGGGTGACATCGTAGAGGCAGCGTTCAAGGGTATCATAACAGAAGCAGGAGTTAAGTACGAAGACGATGACAACTTTGTTGAACTACAGTTAGGTGACACTACAGTAAAGGGATCGTATGATCTTGTGCTGGATGGGGCAGTCGATGACGTTAAGTCTGCATCGGACTGGTCATACAGAAACAAGTTTGAATCATTCCAAACACTGAAAGACAGTGATCCATTTGGTTACGTAGGTCAACTAGCTGGCTACGCTAAGGCTGCAGGTAAGAAAGCAGGTGGTTGGTGGGTAGTCAACAAAGCCAATGGTGGAATTAAATATGTTCCAGCAGAGGGTATTGACATTGACGCAGAAATTACTACATTAGAAGATACTGTAGCCACAGTAAATGCTAATGAGTTTAGGCGTTGTTTTGATCCTGTACCTGAGACATTTAGGGGTAAGGCATCAGGCAATAAAGTACTGAACAGTAATTGTAAGTTCTGTGACTACAGGTTTGAGTGTTACCCTACGCTACAAGAGCTACCATCAAAGGTGTCTCAGGCTAAGGTAAAGCCTACTGTGGCATACGTAGAAGTAAAGGAGTATTAAATGTTAGGTGATGATGAAATAAAAGAAATGCAAGA